AAGGAGCTAGTCTGCCTTCGTAGACTTCAGGCTTCTCAGGGACCCTAGAGGGCCATATACGGACTAAGAAGCCCTTGTCGATGAATCTGTTGTACACTGAGTCACCTGTTTGGGGTGTACCTAGTCCTACGATGGATGCATCGCTGTTTGTTTGTAAGATAGAGTCGAACTCATTGATCTGTTGGAGGATCTTACCCCTCATGATCTCTGTAGCACTGTTGATACTCGTCTCTACGTCATCTGCGATTAGTAGGGAGGCGCGATTACCCTGTAGCTGACTGTTGATACCCAGGCATTTCACCGAAGGTTGAACAGTAGGCATACATCCATCAACATCAAAGGCCATTACCGAGTTCCTTTGGTCGCTTCTAGGCTTAAGATGTCCCAATATAGGAACCTCCGCTAGTAGCTTATGGATGAATGTAGAGATGGCAACAGCGTGAGGGCCTGAGGCCGACACAATTAATACCTTCTCATTAGGGTTACGTAGTAACTTCCAGGCAGCGTATGCCCCTGTTAGATATGTCTTACCTACACCACGGAATGCCTCAATTAGTAGTCTACGGTGACCTTCCTGTAAGGTGTCACACATATCCTGCTGTAGAGGCGTAGCATCAGGTAGCCCGATGCAGTGCCATACGTAGTTAACAAAGGCGCTGAAGTCCGTTACTAAATTTTTGATCTCTTGTTCGTTTTGCATTTATTCCCCTCTCATATATTTAACGCTTAGCCATACTATTACCAAAGTAGAACCCTACAATCGACATGATCGTATAAGGTAGATACTCAGGTGTAACCATACCCTCTAGTGTGATGTACTCCGTAACGGTATTAGTGAAGTCAAAGAATAGAAACTTGAATCCACTAGTTACCTCTACAGGTACCACAGTAGGTAGGTTGAACAAGGGTGCCAGTAGGATGATAAAAGCCATGCCTATGAAGGACATAGTTATGAACTTACGCATCCATGATACCTGTGGTCCTTGGTAGGCCCTTGCTGTCTGCATGGCTCCCGCACGGGCGAGCCTCTCATCTGCCAGATCCTTTTGACCATCGGTACGCATACGAATATACGCACCTCCCACGGTACTGATTAACATTGTTATAACTTCCATTGGTAGTCCAAACATATGTAGCTCCTATTACTTGTGGTCTTTAAATAAGTCTAATTGTCCTTTCTTATTCTTAAATGCCTTGACGTTGGCTTTAACAGTTGCGTTATGCGCTTTCTTAGCGTTTTTAGCTATCTGTTTTTTAGTGAGACGTTTGTTCTTTTGTTTAATCCCTAAAGACTCTCTGAGAGATCTTTTACTGGTATTATGAGCAGCATTAGCTTTCTCCTGATCACGCTTAACCTCTCTTTTTCGAGCTGCTATATCTCTGTCAGAACCTTTAGTGAACCTATTCCTCTTCTTATTCCTGTCTAGATACTCTTTTATAGAGCGCTTCGCTTTCTGTACTGCCTTTGTCCTACTTAATCCTGTAGCTACGTAGCGAGCCACAACCGCTGCTAATATTGGTACTGGCATATCAGTGTCCTCTCAGTTGATCCATGACCTCTTCTTCTTGGTCTAGGAAGTTTTGTATTAAATTAGCCATCGGCTTCGATTCAACTACATCAGCAGTAATCTCATTGTCCTTTAAGAACTTTAAGACTGCTGTGATCTCGCCAGGGGCAAGGCGTTCGCCCCCGTCAAGTAAGTCAGTGAAGTAGATTGCCATTCTGTCGTGTAGCCCGTTAAGGCTATCTATATCTGCTTTGTTTCTCATATTATTTACCTATTTATTTTGGAACTCTAAGAAGTTCTTCATCGGCTTAGATGTCGACTCAGAGATATTGTTCTGCATATCGCGTAACTTCTGCTTAATACCTTCCTTGTATTCATCAATAACTTCCTTATGGTTTTGTATGTAAATTGCCTTGGCTGTTGCGTGTGCATTAGAAACAATCCCTCTTACTAACTGTTTCTTAGAACCTAAAGACTTAGAATCGTATCCAATATTTGCATTTCTGTAAACCGGACTATTGAATAAAGCAAGTAATTGCCCTTCAAGGTTGGCCTGTTTTACATACAACTGTAATTGGTAATGATCCTTAGCATCTAACTTAATAGGGATACCACCAACGGAGACTTCCTTCTTTATCTTCTTAACATCCGCACCTAAGGCATGTAACTCTTGTAAGACAGAATTATCCGTTACCATCTTAGTTCTATAACCATAGTACCTATCGATCTGGCCTTGAGGCTCACCCAATAAGTTCAACTCTTTCCTTAGTCGCTTACTACCTAGAGACTTTAAGAATACTTCACCAACTGTCTTAGCTTCATAGAGAGTATCACCTTGTTCTTGCGTAAAGGACTTTATGAGATTACTACCTGGAACAGTAGCTGTAACAGCCAAGTTAGCCCAGTAAGTACTTTCAGGATTATCTAAGGCCCTAGTAAATTGGTCAACAGAGTCCATCATAGTCTTATTAACGAATACATCGGCAAAAGCTAGACTATACAAGGCAGCTATTTCACCCATCTTATCCATCATTTCCTCAGGATTCTCTATATTCATACGTCTAACTTGATCAGTAGCCTTACCTAACTCAGCCATCATCAATAGATACGTACCTACAGGTTCAATTCTATTCAAAGCTATAGGTTTATCCATCCAAGGTAACTGTAGAGAAGCTTCAGCAACACCGGCATCCTTCATTACTTGGTAGTTATTCTTATCACTAGTTGGTGTGATGTAGCCTTCCGACATAAGCTGATAACCTACAGTGTACATTGCTGCACCTTGTAGTAATTTAGCCTGTGCCATTCTCTTTCTTCTTCCGCCAGCCTTCATATCAGCATTCATAGTCTCAGATAACTTATGTATACCTGGAGTACGTCTTGCTACTTCCTTAGTCATATTAATAACTGTCTTATAGTAAGGAAGAATCCATTTAGCTGTCGGATGTATGTCTCGACCCTCAGCAATTAAGGTAATCGTGCGATTAATAACACTATCACCCTTTAACTCAGATTGGAACGTCATTTCACGACCTGATTCTAAGGCCTCAGAGTGCCACTCAGGATTAATATGCTTATTTACTAGAGCCTGCTCCTCATCCGTTAGTTTCAGTTTAGCATCTACTTTCTCTTTAGCAGCAAGAAGGTAGTCATCTAAGGCTTTACCCTCAAGTCCTACAGCTTCTTTCTGCGCCTGAGCCATAGCCATCATGACCTCAAACTCACGGTTACCCTTCTTCAGATAGAAGATCTCAAAGGCTTTATTAACCTCCGAAACATAATTAGTTAAGTCAGAACCTTTCAGCCCTCTCTTATTACCTTCAGTGATAGCCTTATAGTTAATATGAGGCAGATAGAACATACGCTTAGCTGCATCATCTTGCAAAGCTAACATAGTAAACGGTAATCTATTTATAGCACCGAGATTGTCAACCGTACCACCTAAGAAGTTCCCCATCATAGAATCAGGGTCTTTGAATAGATACTCCTTGGTAATAGCAGCCTGAGATGTCTGCTCGTCAAGCTTAGTGATGAAACCATCAAGAGAAGTACGTTGTAGTGTCTCTTCCATCCTAATGTTTTCAGCAGGAATAGACTTCAACATATTCTTCATCATCTGAAGAGTACCTACAGCTTTCTTCCAGTCAGTAGCGTTTAAAGCTCTTAACTCATTCCATTTCAGTCTGTCTGCATCCTTATATATAACACCTAAAGTATAAGCGAAGTAGTTCTCCATTTTATAAGAGCCACGTTTAATACCAGTACCGATAGCGGCTGCAGCTTGAGTAGTAAAGGCTGATAACTGACCAGCCAACTTAATCTCAGTTAATACCTGCCACATCTTCGCCCACTTTGTATCATTAGGGTCTAGTTTATCTAGAGGACTTCTTAATTTACTCACTTGGCTTGTAGTAAGAGCAATTAACTCTTCCATATGTCTTTCGACCTGCGCCAACTCATCCTTACTAAGTAGTGGTAGAACCTCACCACCTTCCTGTGCTAACTTACGGGCTTCACCCGCTTTCTGCAATAAGGGAGTAAGTCCTTTCATAGTCTTAATAATAGCTTTACTATCTACTTTTATGTTTCGACTTTGTAGGGCTCTCGCAATCTTAGTACCTGCTTCTTGGGTCACCTCAGCTGTCTCGCGTAGCATGATAAATAACTCAGGAGCACTTAGTAGTACTTCGAGTCTATCATCAGCAGTCTTTGCGCCTTTCATAGCGACTTCCATAGTATTACCAGCTTGGCTTAATAACGTACGAACCGCTACATCATATTCAGCTAACTCTGCTACATTATCGACCTGCTTCGTCATAATCTCTTCAGGAGTCTCGTCCCTTAGGATCTGGTCAGCTCTACCTTTAGTTATATCATTAGACTGAACCTGTGACTTATTAGCACTTGCTTCAATCATACGCTTAGCTTCATTAGTTTCTAAATTACCAAAGGTAGTTTTCTCGTAGTTAATAGTAACATCCGGTGGTTTAACACCAGTAGGAGTAGGAGCTGTAAGGGAATCCATAAGATCTTCTACAGTGGTGCCACCACCTGTTGAGGTAACTACTTGGCCACCATCTTTCCCATCTAGGATTTCCTTAGTTACTCTCTTACCTCTAATAACAATATCAGAAAAATCAACTTCTCTCCCCTGAGAGGAAGCACTCTTAACCTCAGATCTCATCGCCTTGGATAAGATAAGAAGATCCTCTCTTGGCATACCTGATTCTGTTAGTGCAAATTGTAGGTAATCATTATGTCTCTTACTAGGATTCTTTGTATTGCCCATAATATATAAGGCTTTCTCAAAATCATTAGTGAACTTAATACTCTCACCATCGAATTTAGGACGTGCGCCTCTAAGATCTTTTGGTAAGGCATTAAAAGGTACTATTTCCGCCTCATCACCTAGGTTAGCATAACCCTTATCGATTATATCCTGCTCTAATTGAGCAACGCTTTTTCCATTGCCTAGGTCATCGTAACCTTTATCAATTATCTCCTGCTCTAACTCCTCAACAGTTGCCTCTTTACTCACTTGAGCAGCTACAATTTCCTGTGCTGCTAAGGCATCCTGGGCTGCTTGTTTCTCTAATAGCTCTACCGTCTCGGCTATATTTTGATGAGCTAAAGCGCCTTTCTCAGCTAGTACACGTAATTCCTGTGCAATCTCACCATCAGTCTTTCCTGAGGCCTTCAAAGCATCTTTGAGTGATTTATAGCCTCCAAAAAGCGCCTTAGTACTAATAACAGCTACATCTAGACCTAGACCTAAGATACCACCCTCTACAAAATGTTTAAATTTATCTTCATATTGTGACTCGGAAGGAGAAGCTAGGTAATCAATTAGAGCGTTATCCCACTCCATACCTTTAAGAGTATGAGATAGTCTTTGGTCGTCCTTCCCCATCGTAAAGGCATCAGTCATACCACCACGAAAGGTAGTCTGTGCGATCTGTCCTGCTGGACCTGCGGTTTTAAATGGTGCGAATATCTTACCAGGACCTGCATAGAAACTTGCAAACTTAACAAGACCCAAGGTTATATCACCTGTATTTGACTCCATTTTGCCTGTATTCTCGAGGATCCAATCTGATAAAGGTGTGTCAACATCTTCACCAAATACAGTACGTGTAGTCTCTTTTAAGGCTGAAGCTAATCCCTTAGGTATGGCTTGTATGAAGTCCTCGGCATGAGTCAAGAAAGGTTTATTCTCGTTATTAGAGGCATCCTCATCTATAGTCTCATCCTTAAGTGTAGGACTACTAACGATAGGGGCTGCTCCCCCGAATTGTGGGTTAATGACAATAGATTCTGTCGTTTCGTGGCGCATTACTTTTCTCCTGTTTCATATGTAGGATTATATTCACTAATAACTTTACTAGCTTTCTCTAATCTCTCCGTTATGCTATTAGCTATACCAGATTCCTTATAGCCTCTGTATTCTTTATGGTCTAGTAGCTCAAGAGCAGCGCCTTTATAGTTGGCTTTATTGAAAAGGCCTACCCACTTATTTGACTTCTCGATATCTCCTCTATACATTAACTGTATAAGCTCATTAGAGACCTCCTCATTAAGCATACCTATAGGGCCAAATACGGTTTCGACCCTATCCTGATGATCCTCAAAAGAGGAATAGAAACCCTTTTGTATGTACTCACCTGTTTGGCCCACTCCATATGTAAGATTACCCTTACTGTCTTTATAGTAACCTGGTACAAAACCCTCTAGAGATACGACACGCTTCTGGGCATTACTCAATGTAATACCATATAGCGACTCAATATGAGTAACAGCCTCTTCTCCTCGGTAAGAATTCTTTGTGATAGAAGCACCTTCCCAAGGAGACTCGACCGTTCCTGTGCCGAGGCCTTGTTCTGCAGCGTTAATCATTGAATAGATCCAGGAAATCATCGACTAAGCTGGTCTCTTCTGGGGGATCTATTGGATTCGAAGCTGTGCCTTTTCCAGGTTTGAGGTCTGAAGATACTTTATCACCCCTCTCGTTAGTAGTAATTTCACCTGGAGTAGTCACTACTGGAGTCTGTTCCATCATAGCGTTCATTGGAAAGGCTAGTTGAGCATTTTTCTGAGCTTCATTACGCATCTTAAGTAACTCTGCAGAGGGAACAATCAGCGTGTCATTCTCCACCTTATAGTTCTCTACGGCCAGCATAAAGTCGTCACCGAACATTTGCACTCTATTGGCACCGCTCACAGGATCTAAGAACTTATCAGGACCCGACATGACGTTAAGAATTTTTTCTGAATTTGAGATTAAGCGGGAAACGTTGGTATTAAAAATACTACCTTTCTTACTCTCTTCAGTCTTGTCTCTATCAAGCTTAACCTGGAACACTTTGCCGATATCGTCTGATGTTAGGTTGGGATGTAACGCAAGAATTTGATCAAAACTAGAATCGCCTCTAGCAGCTGCCTGTTTTGCTCGGAAGAGAACAGCTGGATCGGAAGTAGCTGCAAATCCATTCTGTTTAAGGTCTCTCATTAACTTAACAAAAGTACCAAGCTCTCTACCTGACATGTATTTAGCATTTGCCTTAACTAATGCCTCAGCTTCCAGAAGTTCCGCAGGGCCTGCACCCACCTTAAGTATTAGAGACATAGCCTTTGAAGTAACATCTTTGGTTATCTGCTTAGCATATAGGTTCTGTTGCTTAAGAGCGGAACCCTTACCCGCAAGTAATTCCGCCTCTAGAGTCTCAATCAAAGCTCTGTATGTAGGGTGATCCGCAAACACAATCCCCTTCTCAGGAGTAAGTTTAAGATACTTATCAACGGCTCCCTGTCCATCGAAGTTAATATCTTCGTCAGACATCTGATTAATAAGAGCGGACATATTAGATATGTACCATTTTGCAGCATCATCATTGCCTAGATTTAGAGCTGCCTGTATAGATTTCAACGCATCAACGCCAGAGACACCATTAACAAACACATCTTCTTTCATACCTTGACGTGCGTTCTTATAATCTACTTCTAATACATCAGCATCAATAGAAGCCTGTACATCATCCTGTTTTTTACCTAAGTACTTACCTAATGTGCCTAGGTAGCCCTCTAGATATGAGGCCGATACATCAGACCCCTCACCTAGTTTATCGTTTGCACCACCTAGCGCTAAAGAGAGTTTCGTAGCATATTCAGATAAAGGAGTTTTCTTATCCTTTAGGTCTTTTAATATTTTAGATGCTTCTACTTTAGCGGCTGACATGCCCGCGTATCTTTGTTTGATCGCTGCCTGCTTCCCTTTCTCATCGGCACGAGACTGCCCGATCTTAGCTAGGCCTTTTGCAGCTAGGCCAATGCCCTCTGCTAGGGCCTGTCCAGGGCTTTTCTTAGGTGAAACGAAAGGCATTGCCACACTACCCGAAGGCTTGCTTTGAAATGTACCAGCTCCTACCTCGATAGCAGCTCCCTTAACTAAATTTGTTCTTTGTTCTCTAGGCATCCTCAGATACTCCTATATAAATTTTTAACTTTACGACCAAGTTGTCTTGAACGATGTCTTTGCATTACTCCATGAACCACCACCACCAGAAGCGTAGCCACCTGCAGCAGATGCGCCAATCTGTAAGACTGAAGCCAAGCCTGAGGTCTTCTTACTCTGGGCTGTATTAATTCTACTTCTTGTTTGTAGGAAGTCAGCTTGTGATTGAGTACCAATCTGTACAATATCAGACTCAGCCATTGATATGATAGAACCACTATCGATAGCATCCTGCATATATACATTAGCTAAATTCCTAAGGGCTACTCCACCCACGGCACCGCTCTCTGCGGAGGCTACTCGTGCGGAAGCTTGTTCACGCAGACTCTCCCTCTTTTCCTCAGTTAGCTTCAAGGAAGCCTGACGGTTAACCTCTTCCATCTCCTGAGCACGTTGCATGTTCATAGCAGACTGTTGGGCTAAGGCTGCATCCTGTTCGGCATCTGCTGCGGTATTACTCGCGGATATCTCAGAGGCAGTGCCCACAGCAGATATAATCATCATACTAATTGGATCACACATAGCTTACCTCCTTATAATTTCTTAAGATCAATATCATAATAATCTTCCTTCCTAAATTCAAATTTAAAGAATGGTACCTTAGGATCATCTAATAGATACTGTTTACCATCAAAATGGGCACCAAAGTGTTTTAACCACTTAAGGGATGCCTTATGCTCGCTACTCACATAGTTTTCTATGCGCCACCAAGACTTTAATAGGTGGTAGAAGACATCAGCACTATAACGTGCCATGTCCCATTGGTATTCTGACATACGAGCGTCAGTTAGTAGATAGCCGACACCATAACCTTTCTTATTACTAGGCACAACGCCAAATATAGCAGATACGGTATCCTCATATAAAACTAAGTACATCGAATCACTATACGTATTTAGGGTTCGAATCACTGTGCGCCTAAAGGGTAGACCATTGGAAGCCTCAACTTCCTTACGATCATCTTCCTTAAGCTCCAGATCTCTAACCTGATTGTAGTACTTCTTCTGAAATGGTACGACTTCTACTTTCATCCCTCTGTTCTCCTATTTAAAAGCTAATACTTAATAGTTTCTGAGCCTTACTTTGCTTAGTACCTTTCTTACCTTTTGATATAACACATGAGCCGGATTGATTATCATATACACCGCCTTTAGCTCTACATCTAGGTCCTGCATTCTTCATTTTCTTTTTGATAGTAGGCATTACTTTCTTTTGGTACGCGTTCTTTGCTTTTTTAGTCATTATGATTCCTTTTATTTATTAATTCCTAAGGCTTTCTGGGCCTTAGACTTCTTCTTCTTCTTTTTCGTTAAGGCCGCAACCATCTGCTCTACGCCTTCTTTCCCCGTACTTGCTTCAAAAAACTTCATACAGGCTACCTTATTGGCACCTTTCTCTTTTTCACATATATCTTTAGCGCTCATAGTACTTCCCTTGTATTAATTAAGTATTACGCCTCTTGTCAGTCTCTCTAAGTAGCGTATAAATCTGCCCAAACATCTTCTCAATCTTATCAATTTGATGGCTGAACTCCTCTCTATGCACAAAGTCCTTATGTAGTCCTATCTGACAACTTGTCATACTACCCTCTAGATCTTTGATATCCTTCATTATTGACTTAACGATTATCCCAGTGCCACCTAATACAACACTAACTAGCGCTAATACTATCTCTGTCATTTCCATTAATCACTCCTTATATATAAACCTATCTAAGTATTCTTTTTGGCTGATTAATTTATTGTAATTGTAAGATCTAATATCCTCTATCCCTACTAAAGCTTCTCCGGTAACTCCTCCACTTAATGTAGGAAACCAATTGAATCCAATCAGCTTACTAATCCAGCTCGAGTTAACAAACAATATATGTTCATCAGGTGGTTGGAGTTTATCTTTTGACTTATCCAACCAAACCTTCATTCTCTCTGTAATGAACGACTGTTCTTTCCTATCCTTCCAGAACTTTGAATCCTGTCTGTGACTTAAGTAGTAGCTAACTGATATGAAGTCTAAGAAGTCTGCTAAATTAGCAACAGAAGCTTTGTTATACTCCGGTATAGTCAGTTCTTTATTAAGTACTTTGTTTATCCTTATACCTGCCATCTGAACTACAAATAACAAAGTAGATTCTAAGGGCTCAATGAAGCCTGAAGTAAGACCTACAGCTACTACATTCTTAGACCAAGGCTCTTCATAGAAACCTGATTTAATATCTACTACAAAGGATTCACAACCCTCTGTTTTATCGAATCCAATATCATTTCTGAGCTCAAACTCAGCCTCTTCATCTGTTAAGTAGTCACTGGTGTAGACATATCCTGTACTAATCTTATCATACAAGGGTATCTCCCAATACCAACCACTAGACAAGGCTTTAGCTCTAGTCCTAGGCTTCATCTCATTCTCAGGATCTGTATAAGGCCTCCTAAGTACAAGTGCCTTATCATGTGTCAAATAAGGTTTAAGACTCTTAAATGATTTAGAAGAAACCTTGTCAATAAGTAATCTCTTAAAGCCAGTGCAGTCTATATAGAGATTGCTCTCCAAGACATTACCATCAGTAGTGATTAGCTTAGTGATGCCACTATCATCATAAACAACTTCTTCAATATCAGCTATTATGTGATTAATACCTTTAGTTCTCTTCTTTAAGAACTCACCAAACAAACCTGCGTCTATATGATAAGCCCAGTGTTGTGGCCAGCCGTTAAACGATTTAGAGTGATGCCAGTCTGGGATATTCCCATCCTTATCAGCTAACCATTTACCTGAGTCCCTCATTGCAATATGACCGTTCCTCATAGTAGAGGTCCAATAATCTTGATTTGATAAACCCTCGGCTTCTCTTAGACAGTTCCAAGTCTCATACTTATCTTCATCTACTTCAAATGAATGCCATAACCTTGAGTTGATATAATCCCAATCTTCATACATAACGCCATTCTTATAAGTGGCATTACATTGTGGCATCCATTCAGATTCCTCTGTAACACCTATATCTTTAAAGAACTTCATAAGATATGGGGTTGTGGCCTCACCTACACCGATTGTAGGTATTGTCTCAGACTCGACTAATGTAATGTCCAGATCTGGGTTATGTACTGAGAGGTATGCAGCAGTCATCCAACCTGCTGAACCTCCTCCAACTATTAATATATCCTTCATCCTTCCCTCGCTTCACATCTATTACAACTGAAATTACTGTTGTAATCTATATAACTATTTAATATATCTTCACTACTGTTATAGATCATATCAGTAATAAACATATCTTCTTTGGTGGCTCCACAGAACTTCAACATACCTTTAAAGTCTACATACATTCCTAGGTTGGAAACTTGTATACAAGGTACATTTATATCTGCATCTCTATAGTAAGGCTCATAAGAGTGGGAGTGTTTGTACCCATACTTCCTTGACACCTTAGAGCATTCATCAAAGATACTGTAAACATCCATATCCTTTAAGAAGTTCACACCTACACCTGTGGTCTCCCAGAATCTAACTCTTTCAAAGCCTAACGAATCTACTTCAGAGATGATAGAGTCTAAGTCCTTTATGTTGTATTTACCAACAGTGACAGTTGCAGTAATAGGGATGTCTGCTTTTAAACAGTTGTCAATCCCTACTAGTTGTTTCTCATATGGACTCTTGTGGACAGCCTCATGTCTTTTAGACCCTTGGTAGTTGAAGTGAATACCAGTAAACCCAGCTTCTTTCAACCCATCAGTATCAAGATTATCACCGTGAGTCAACAGATGTATGCTCTTGAACTCATACATGGATATGATATTAACTATGTCTTTGAATCTAGGATGTTCAGTTGGTTCTCCACCACCTATAGATAACTGAGTAACACCTATCTCTTTCAACTTATCTAAGATAACTCTAAAGCCGTGTAGTGACAAGTACTTCTCTCTTTTAGTAGGGAAAGAACCATAGCACCAAGCACACTTGTGAGAACAGTAGTCTGTAAGTTCTATGTATGCCCATACGGGGGTCTTATTGTCCCATAGGGCGAACTTCTCCTTAGATGAATACTTAGGCTCCTTTGAGAAGCTAACTAAGCACATCAGAAGACTCCGTAGCCGTGGGCACCATACATCATAAAGAATAGAAGAACAAACGATAGGATGTAATCTATTCTAGTTGTGATGATGAATCTCTTTCTAGCGATTAAAGGGGTATCTTCATCCCTTAATGTATGTTCACATTGCATAGACTTAGGCGCAATCACAGACCATATATTACACATGACTGAACAATAGGCAAATACATTGAACAATAGTATTGTACCAATCCAAGCACCTACTCCTAAGTAAGCATTCTGACCTTCAAACATAAATGTTGATAGAAGCCTATCTTGTAAGAACAAGTAAGCAACACCTGTAATCCAAGCACCTGCTACACCTACTCTGAAGCAGTGCATAGCAATATCCATCTTTTCTATTGAGTCTTTATCAGGAACCCAATCAGCTTCCTTTTCCTCAATAAGATGTCTGATAGCCTGTGGTATATGTACTAAGTTAAAGTACCATAAGACTGTTAAGAATAGTACACCAAAGATAAGATGTACAAATCTAATTATAAATAAACTCTCCTCCATCCCCTTCTCCTACCCTATTAGATTCAATATGCCAACCATTAGAAATATACTAGTTAATATGCATTTATTACGACTGTACAATATCTTTTCATATAATTTTGTAAACGCTTTCATCACTAACCTCCTCATCATTATAAAAAGTCACTGCTGAGAACCCCATAGTAACAACCTCAGTGGTGGTTAATTTTTCTACATCTTTCGTAGTATTTGGGTCTACATAATAAACCGTATATCTAGCCTCATCTACATATTGTCCTGTAGCTACTATATACTTATCAGGACCTAAGTTAACACCTTTAATATTACCACCATGATATGTCTTAATAGAATAAGATCCGTCTTTTACATTTAGTTTTAAAGACATTATATGGTCGCCCTTTGGGTCTGTCTCAAAGCCACTAAGATCAATAGAACATTTTGTAGGCTTTCCTATAAGAAAAACCCCATAAAGACTATCACCGTCCCAAGATGTTCCTGTTATAAGACCCTCAACAATAAACACTTTTCGTATTTCAGACAGACACTCTCCTAATTCTTTAAAATTATGTGAAAGCCATTCTTGTTTTCGAGTTTTATTATTAACAGTCACTTTTAGGGATGCTCCGGTAATCGTGTCAGGACCTTGCTCCGCTGAATGAATCATTATCTATGTCTCCTTTTATTTAGTTCCGATAACATAATCGGATGCAGGGACTGCCCAAGCAGCTGTAATTGCGGGAACTCCCCACTCTGTTATTTCTGGACCAAGTGCGTAATAAATACCACCTTGCCATACATGAGCATACAGTGTGTTAATGGATTGATAGTAAACACCTGGTCTACTGGCATCGGCTATTAAAGTTGAATACATCTTGCCCGTATCCTTATGTAGTAAGGCATAGTAGGCGGTGGAATGTGGATTTCCTGGGGCAATCGGGGTATTGGAACCACTGCCACCTGCTGCGTATACAAAGTAATAAGGAGTGGTGGCGTTATATCCAGGAACTCCCCATGCACTAGCATTTGCTACGGTATAGCCTGAAGATGGCGCAGCCCACATACTCGTACCGTTGAACTTAACCTCTTTGATAGTAGTTCCGTTATATGTAATAGTCTCATAACTATCGAAGTTGTAGCTTGCATTAGCCATACGACCTCCTTAATAATTAGATATATTCAGTGTTGTTCCACTCACAGAGAATGTAGCGCCCACGTTACCCTTAGCTCCGGTAGCTCCGGTAGCTCCAGTGTTACCTTTTGCCCCTGTAGCTCCAGTATTACCTTTTGCTCCCGTAGCACCCTGAGCGCCTGTCGCACCCTGAGAGCCTGTACCACCCTGAGAGCCTGTCGCACCCTGAGAGCCTGTATTACCTTTTGCTCCCGTAGGTCCGGTATTTCCAGTATTACCCTTCGCACCTGTAGCACCTGTAGCTCCAGTATTACCTGTTGCTCCGGTATTTCCCGTTTCACCAATTACACCTGAAGACTCAACACGCCAAGCGTGTCCGTTCCATTTGTAGTTCATAATGCCAATGGCAACCATATCATTTACAGAGGGGTTAGTTTTCCATCTTCTACCCATTGTCAACCTCCTTAGGGAATTGTTCTTTAATCGCTGATATGGTATCTTGCCAAACGGTTGTACCGTCTACATTATCCCAATACTGCATATCGAATTGTTCTGATACTGGTGGGTACGCACGTTCTCTAGCGCTTTTATAATTCTCGTTAAAAACACCGTCAATGTACGTCCATCCAATACCAACACCCGCTTGGGCTTCTACCCAAGTATCGGGCTTAGCTTCACCATCTTTCAAGGTGTATGCCCCGCCTATTACGAGTCCATCTTTAATTTCTAAATAAGTCATCATACTGTTACGTCCGCTGTCCATTCTAAAATTACAAGTCCGTTAGCACCTGCACCTACTCTACTTGAAGGCCAATCACCTGCACCTGAACCGCCAGCACCTTTATTACTAGGTGTTGGTGCAGTTCCTGAGCCACAATATGCACCCGTACCTGCTCCAAATACTGAAGTACCACCCTCATTGTTGTTTGAACCTGAACCGCCTGTAGTAGCTGATGAAGCATTAGTACCAGAAGCTGTTCCGCCCGATTGTCCAGATCCGCCACCTAGTGTCAGACTAATACCGCCACCATTTATGGAAGTTGAACTACCGTTTCTATGAGTGCCATTGTGGCCACCTGTACCGCCCGCTCCTACTGTAACAGTAACTGTCTCGCCTTCATTAACACTAAGTTGAGAGTTAATACCTGCGCCTGCACCGCCACCTGGACCCTGACCACCACAGTAGCTTGTACTAATAAATCTACCTGAAGCGCCACCACCAACTGCTTTAATATTTACCTTGTTTACACCTGATGGTACTTCGATAGTATGAGTACCTAGAGTCTGGAATGTTGTAGTAACACCTACACCACTACCGCCTGAACCAGCACCTGCCGTACTC